CTACTTCAAGACGCCGACCGCGCAACAGTTGCAGGCAATCGCCACGGCGCCGAAAGAACCGGATGCGATGACGATCGCCGCGCAGGCGCAATTCCAGAAGGTCAAGTCGGACACCGCGACCGCCGTCGGGCAATTGCAACAGAGCCAAGTCAAGCAACAGGCTGACGACGACTTCCGCAAGCAACAACTGGCCGAGAAAACCGCCAACGACCAAGCGAAGATCGAGCTCGAGCGGCAAAAACTCCACATGGGCAACAACGAGCGGCTCGGCCAGATGGCGGCCGATATGTTCTCGTCTCGGATGGACGCCGACGTCGCTCATCACCAGGCGCAACAGGACGCGGCGGTCGGCCACCATCAAGCCATGGTCGACGCCGCCGTCGGGCATCACCAGGCCGACGCCGACGTGCAAGCGGCGCAAATCCAGGCCGACGCGCAGCCGGCCGACGGCTCGTGAGCGAAACCGCCCTCGTCGTCGAGCACGAAATCCAAGTCGCCTATCGGCCGCGATCGTTCATGCGGCCGATGCACAACAGCGATAAGCGTTGGGTATTCACATGCTGCCACCGCCGCGCCGGCAAGACGGTCGGCATTGCAAACCACCTAATCCGTGCGGCTTCTAAAAACCCCCGAAAATGGCCGCCTCCGCGCTATGGATATGTCGGCCCAAGTTTCGACCAAGCCAAAGATTTGGTGTGGGGCTACCTCAAACAATACACCGAGAACATACCGGGGGTTGTGCATCTTGAGGGCGAGCTCAAGACCATCCTGCCCAGCGGCGCGTCGATCAAACTCTACGGCGGCGCCGGCGCTTACCAGCGCATGCGCGGCATGTATTTCGACGGGATCGCGCTCGACGAATTCCCGCTCCTCGAGCCGACCGTCTTTGGGACCGTCGTGAGGCCGTGCCTGGCCGACTATCGCGGATGGGCGATCGTGAGCGGGACGTCGAACGGCGACGACCATTTCAACCAGCTTCGCCTCAAAGCCGAAGAGGACCCGCGTTGGGACGTGTTCATCATTCCGCTCTCGGAAACCGGCGAGGAGGCGCTCAGCCACGCCGAGGCCCAAGAGCTCGCCCAGGACATGACGCCCGAGGAATATGCGCGCGAAATGGAGTGCTCATTCGACGCGCCGGTCGAGGGGGCCTATTACGCCGAAGTCCTCAACAACCTGGCCACGCAAGGCCGCATCGGCAAGGTTCCGGTCGACCTATCGCAGCCGGTTATTACCGCGTGGGATCTCGGAATTCACGACTATACGTGCATCTGGTTCTATCAAGTCGCTGGCCGCGAAGTCCACTTCATCGATTACATTCAGGATAACAACAAAGACTTAGGGCATTACACCGATTTACTGCGCCTAAAGGCCAAGGCTGGCGGCTACAAGTTCAAGGCCCATTGCCTGCCCCATGACGTCGAGGCGCGCGAGCTCCAAACCGGGCAGAGCCGGCGCGCCTTCCTCGAAAACGAGCTCGACGAAGTCATCATCACCGCTCCGATGGCGAGCCCCGAGGATGGGATCGCCGCCTCGAGGGGCTTGCTCGGCGTCTCATGGTTCGACGCCACCGCCTGCAAAAAGGGCCTGGCGATGCTGCGCGGCTACCGCAAGAACAAGATGGGCAAGCCCGTGCATGGGCCCGGGCCGCACTCGCATGGCGCCGACGCCTATCGCACCTTCGCAACCGCCTTCCACCTGGTGGGAGGCTATCGCTCGAGGCGGCTCGGCCAGGGGGCTCTCAGGCGCAAAATCCGAGGCCTCGTGTGACCGCGCTCAAGAAGAAACGAACGATAGAGGAAATGCACGAGCTCGCCGCTGGCGCCAAGGCGATCCTGGCCGATCCGGCCTTCCTGGCGGCTCGCGAGGAGGCCTCGGCGCGCCTGGTTGCGGCGCTTGTTCAAGCACAATCGACAGAAGAAAAGCTCGATCTAGTTGCCAAGTTAAAGTGTTTGACGCAGATTGCCGCCGAACTGGCTGTTCTTATGAACGATTACCGAATGGCGGCCGAACGTGCCCGAGGGGCTAGACCAAGCTAGCGACGCCTTCCAAGCCGCAATCAACCCGCACGCCGCGCCGGCGCGGGACACGAGCGGCCGTTTCCAAAGCACGACGGCCCGACCCGAACCCATGTTCGAACCCCGCCCCCTCGAGGGCGACGAGAAAACCGGCGACACTCGCGACGGTGGCGACGACCCGCGCCTGGCGGCGCACGAGAGGAGAGTTGCGGATGGTCGGACTGACGAAAGGGATGAGCGGTTCGAGCCTCGCCAAGAGGCCACCGAAATTGAAGGGGAGGGTGGCGAACGACTTTTACAGCGGGGGAGCAAGGAGCGCGGTGATGCCGCCGCCGACGACGGACACGAAACCGACGAAGGGAAAAAGCCCGAAGGCGAAGGGGAAGATGCCGACCCGGGGCCGCACTATGAAGTGACGATCGACGGGGCGACCGAAGTCGTCCCGCTCGAGGAAGCCCTCAACGGCTACATTCGCCAAGAGACTTTCCACAGGCGCATGTCGCAAGTCGACCAGGCTCGCCAAGCGGTTGAGGCGGAAGCCGGCAACGTCGGCCAGGCGCGCGAGGCCTACACCGGCCGGCTTCAATATCTCGACAGGCTGATCGCCGAAATGACGCCGCCCGAGCCCGATTGGGACAAGGAATTCGCGGCCGATCCGCACGCCGCGCACGTCAAGCAAAAGACCTATGCGGAAATCTACCAAAAGCGTCATTGGATAGACAGCGAGCTTCAACGCACGCACCACGAAAATCAATCTGAATACGACAAGAAGTCAAAAGACTTCGCCGTCAGACAGTTCACGGATTTCGTCACGGAAAGCCAAATCCCTGACGAAAAAGCCCTCACCGAAACCCTGACCCTTATGCGCGCCTACGGGCGCAAGGAAGGTTTCAGCGAGGCCGAGCTCGCCCAAACGTATGACAAGCGGATGCTCCGCGTCCTGCGCAAGGCGGCTCTCTACGACCAGGGCCAGACGACCAAACCCAAGGCCGTCATCCCTGGCAAAGGCAAGACGTTGATACCCGGAGTTGCTACCCCCGCTAGCGGGAATGGAACACGCCGACACATCGACGAAGCCCAAAGCAAACTGGCGAAAACGGGTCGCTTAGACGACGCGGCTCAAGTCATGGCTAGGCTTATTCGATGAGGTTCCATCATGCCCAAGGTTACAAACGCCTTTACTACTTACCAAGCGGTCGGTAATCGCGAAGATTTATCCAACGCCATCTACAATATCGATCCATTCGACACGCCGGTTATGTCGGCTATTCGAAGGCGCAACGTAAAGAACCGTATTTTCGACTGGCAGACCGAGAATTTGCCGGTTGTTAATCCGAACAATGCGCAACTCGAAGGCTTTGTGCTGGCCAACGCGCCGGCGCAGCCGACGATCCGACAGAACAACGTCGCGCAAATCTCAGAGCGCGACGCGACCGTGTCGGGCACGCAAGAGGAAGCCGACGCGGCCGGCAAGGGCTCGGAAATGGCGCACCAGATGGCGCTCGCTTCCAAGGTCCTCAAGTCGGACATGGAGGCGATCTTGTGCGGCCGCCAGCCGCGCAACGACGGCAACGACACCGGTCCGACGGCGCGCACGACCGAGGCCTTCTCCCATTGGGTTGCGAGGGCAAAGGACAGGACTGGCGCGGTCAATGCGGCGATCGCGCCGGGCACGATCACCGCCGGCGTTCCGGTCCTGGCGACCGACGCCTTCGCGCCCGTCGTCGCCGGCTCGCAAGTCGCGCTCACCGAGGCAATGCTCGGCGACGCGATGCAACAGGCCTACACCAACGGCGCAAGCCCCTCGTTGTGGATTGTCCCGCCAGGCCCGAAGCGGACGATTTCGACTTTCGTCGGCCGCTCCACGACGCAAGTCCTCGTCGGCAAGACGGAAGTCGTCTCGACCATCGACGTGATCGCGACCGACTTCGGCCGGATCAAGGTCGCGCCGTCGCGTTGGGTTCCCGCCGACGTCGGCCTGCTCATCGATCCTGACTATGCGGCCGTCGCGTTCTTCCGCGCCTTCAAGCAGTATTTGATGGCGCGCACCGGCGACGCGGAAACCCGTATGATCGTCGTCGAGTGGGGCCTCGAAATGCGCAACTCGCTCGCGCACGTGCTCTTCAACGGCATCAAGAAATAACAAAAATGGGCGGCCTCGCGGCCGCCCAAACGTATCGTTCTTCCCGCTCAAAGGAGGACGAACGGAGCATACGGATGCAGCGCGCCTTTGTCTATGCGGACGCCCACGGCGTGCGGCGAACGCTGATCGCCGACGACGAGCGGCCAGACCAATTCGTCGTCAAGACGAGCCAGGACATTGAGCCGATCCTCGACAGCATCGCGCGCGATCGCGAGCTCATGGCCAACAGCGGCGACAACGTCGTGCTCGGTCGCGTTCCCGTCGAAGTCTATGAGCGCGCCGTTCACCAGCAATGGGATGAGGGCGATTGGCGGAAGTGGTGGAACGGCGAGGGCCGCGCGTTCCGCATTTGGAAACCCGGGGCGAACGTATGAGCCCCGTCGAGTGGAAAGTCTTGCTCGACAAGATGGAGCCGAACGGCAAGCCGTGGATTATCCTCGGCCTGGCCGACGCCATGCCGACCGTTGTCGAGCGCTACGAAGTCAACACCAAGGAGCGCCAGGCGCAATTCCTGGCGACCGTCGCGCATGAGAGCGACCACTTTCGGGCCACCGTCGAATATGCGTCCGGCAATGCCTACGAAGGCCGCAGAGACTTAGGCAACACGCAAAAGGGCGATGGCCGACGCTTCAAGGGCCGGGGCCTTATCCAACTCACCGGGCGGTTTAACTACAAGGCCGCGAGCGATGAATTCAAAACCGACTTCATCGCCGACCCTGACTTGATCGGCGTCTTTCCGTGGGCCGCCGTCGTGAGCGCCTGGTGGTGGAAAAACCACGACCTCAACAGGATCGCCGACAAGGGCGACCCGCGCGCCGTTTGCAAAGTCGTGAACGGCGGATTGAACGGTATCGACAGCCGAATTGCGCTCCTCAAGATTGCGGAGCTCAACATTGCATGAACGCTGCCGAGCTCGTTATCCCGCCGCCCTATCCGAAGATCATCGACTACCCGGGCCTGATCGGGATCGGCGCCGCAATCCTTCTCACGTGCGTCCTGCTCGTCATCGTCGATCGGTTCGACACGACCGGCGGCGCGCTGGCGATCAGCCTCCTCATCGTCCTGGCGTTCTTGGGCGTCGTCATCTTCTGCATGTTCTTCACCGTTCCACACGACGAGACGACGGCGGCGGTTGTCGGCGGCCTAACGGCCGCGTTCGGGGCCGTCATCGCACATTGGATAGGCAAGAACGGAGCTCGCTAAATGCACCTTAGTCCGATCCTCATCATCATCGTTGTTGTCCTCGTGCTGGCGCTCGGCGGCGGCGTCGCCGGCCCTTGGGGCTACGGCTACGGCTACGGCAATTATGGCGTCGGCGGCCTCGGCACGGTCCTCGTCATCGTCCTCATCCTGGCGCTTCTCGGTTACCTATGACCGACTTTTCCGACTTCACCGCCTCGATCGCCGAGTGGGCCAACCGACAGGATTGGACGCCGGCGCTCGTCACGTCGTTTGTTCGCATGGCGGAACAGAAGTTCAACGCCGAGCTCCGCGTCAATCGGATGGTTCGCTTCTCGGAAAACTTTGTCACCAAGCGGTGCTCGACCGTGCCTGACGATTGGCTGGCGATGGACCTGGTGAAGATCGAGGACGCGAGCGCCGCCGACGGCTTTCGGCCCATTCGCTACAAATCACGCGACGAGTTTTTCAACATCCCCGACAAGTGGGCGTTCGGCTACTACACGATCGAAGGCCGCACGGTCTTTTTCGGCGGCACGCCCGACGCGACCGAGGGCATTGAATATCGGATCGCCTACTATGGCGAAGTCCCGGTTTTCGCCGACGACGTCCCAAGCTTTATCTACACGAAATACCCGTCGCTCTATCTGCACGCGGCGCTCATGCACGCGTCGCTGCATGCGGTCGGCGAAGAGCAATCCGCCGGCAACATGAAACAGTTGACCGAGGATGAAATCCTCAAGCTCAACGCGCTCGACTTGCGCGCCAAGGCCTCGGGCTCTCGCGTCACCCGCACTCGCTCGAGGAGCTTCGGGTGACCGACGAGTGGAACCCCGCGCCGCCGCAACCGCCGAGCCCTGATCCGCCGGCCACGATACCGCCGGCGAATTCGTGGGCGCCGATCACGCCGTGCGCGGCCGCCGACGCGCCATCGATCGCCGACGGCGTCCTCATCACCGGCCGGCCGGCCGTCATTAGCGCCATGCCCTGGCAAATCACCGTCAACGATGGCGGCTCGCCGGCGAATTTCACGATCGATCATTTCGACGCGAGCGGCGTGCTCCTCGAGCATCCGATCGTGATCGATGGGGCGACCGGCGACGTCCTCCTCACGCACGACCCGACGCAGCCCTTGGGCGTGGCGACGAAGGAATATGTCGACGCTCAGCCTGGCGTGCCTGGCCCGGCCGGTCCGAGCGGTCCACAAGGGGCGACGGGTTCGCAAGGCGTGCCTGGCGCGATCGGCCCAAGCGGCTCGCAAGGCCCGGCGG